GATGGGACAATAATAAAGCTACAGTCTAGAATAAGAAATAATAAGTACAAGGTTATTGCTAGAACTGATACTATATACAGAACAATAAAAGGAAACACTATTTACAGGACAAAGCTTGTAACTAAAACACAGAAGCCAGAACGCATAAAGTACATACCATGGTGGGTTAACTTCTTTGCTGTATTGGGTGGAATTTTATTTATAATTATACTCATATATGTCATAATAAAAATCATCAAGAAAAGCATTGTACCTATTCCATGAAAAACCAACTAATAATCCTTCTTAATACCATGCAGTCTAACTGGGCTAAGTTAATGGCTATGTTATTTACATTCTTATCACCCATATATGGTCTATTGATATTAATAATATTTGTAATTACATTAGATACTGTTACAGGTATATGGAAAGCTAAAAAAAATAAGGTTCCTATCACAAGTGGTGGTGCTAGTGCTATGATATCTAAGATAGGACTATACAGCATCACCTTAGTTATGTTCTATTCTATTGATGCATTGATATTGAATAGCATTATTTTGCAGTTTTTTTCGGTAGAGCTATTTTTTACTAAAGGGCTTGCACTAATCCTAGTATCAATCGAAGTCATGAGTATCAATGAAAACTACAAAGCAGTTAAAAAATTAGACCTATGGCAGGCAATGAAAAATCTATTCTCAAGGGCAAAAGAAATAAAAAAGGACATCGATGGAATTAGACATAACGAAGATAGTACAGGCCCGACTATCTGACAGCCAGTACTTTCAAGAGGACAGTAAAAAGACACAGATATACTTACACCACACAGCAGGTGGTGGTGACGCTGTGGCTGTGTCAAGATTTTGGAATAGTAACGAGACCAGAATAGCTACTGCCTTTGTTATAGGTGAAAGAGGTACAATTGTTCAGTGTTTCTCATCTAGACACTGGGCATGGCACTTGGGTGTTGACGCAGAGGACTTTATTAAGAATGGTGCAAAGTATCAGAATCTTAATAAACTATCCGTAGGCATTGAGGTGTGCAACTGGGGTCCATTAAAGCTAAAGGACGGAAAGTACTACAACTACGTTAAAAAAGCTGTAGACCCATCTATGGTGACTACACTAGACAAACCATACAAGGGCAACCTGTATTGGTATAAGTACACAGATGCTCAGATTGAATCTACCAGACAACTTGTAGAGTATCTATGCAAAACATATAACATACCAAAGGATTATAGGTCTGAAATATTTGCAATAGATAAAGAGGCATTCAAGGGTACTCCAGGAATATATACTCACAATAGCGTAAGAAAAGATAAGGCAGATATATACCCTTGTCCACGCATGATTGAAATGCTAAATAACTTATGAAATTCAAGAGTCATTGGTTTAGAGAAATATGGGGACACGTGAGTGTAAGACTTATACTAGGTCCTATCAGATTCTTTGCTATTGACGTTGACGTATTCAGAAATTTTTATTCAATTACTTTTATTAACTTTACACTTAGAAACAGATGAGCAAGAAAATATTAGATGTAAAATCATTTGAGAAAAAACATGTTGAAAGACCTGGTGTACACGCCAAGACTAAGACATCTTTTTTAAAGACATCAAAGAATTATAAGAAAAAATATAAAGGACAAGGAAGATGAAAGCAGGAAACTATCAAACTCAATCACCAAGTGTAAACGATTTATTGTTTGGAACTCAAAATTCAACTGGGGATACCGTTAATTTTAGGCTTCAAGATGTAGTTAATATTACTCAAGCGCCTTCAATTGTTCCTACAAACACATTGATTGCGTATACTATTTCAAACATAAACACGTACTTTACTGGAATAGCTGGTGCTAACTTTGCTGTTACATTACCAACCGCTAGTGCTAATATTGACGGTCTTAAGTATGTTATCATGTCTACTGCAACTAGAGCTACTACTACTTGGGTAACACCTGGTGGATCTATTGTTGGAGCTCCATCTACACTAACAGCAGTCACTCCAGTTTGTTTTCAGTACAACAACGCTAATACAACTTGGTATATTTCTATGTGATTTGTCACAAAAATTTACTATATTTGTGACATAATTTTAAATTTAATAAAATGGAAAAAGAAAACAAAATTACTCAAGAAGAGTTAGACAAGTTAAGATCTTTGAATCAAACTTACAGAGATCTTAAATTCCAAATCGCTGACATCGAGGTATCGTTCGAACGAATGAAAAGCCAAAAGATGGCATCATTAGCTAATCTAGAAACATCTGCTTTTGATTTATCTCAATTTCAAGATGAGTTAGTGTCCAATTACGGAGACATTAAAATCAATCTTCAAACAGGTGAATATAATTAGAAAAATATCAATAGGTCCTGACTACATGAAGTCAATGCACTATGTAGTAGGTCAAGATGTTCTAAGAGGAAATGGTTCCATTTATACAATATTAATGGAGGCAGACTCATCAATATCTATATATATATTAAATCAAGATAAAGAGATTGTTAAGTGGAAAAGTTTCTCTTATTCAATGCCAATATCTATTGAGTATAACATAGATTTCTGATGAAGTCTCCATATAACTTTATAATTAAACCTTATAATGATAGGCGTTACGACAATATACGTAAGTATGGTGACGTTGATTTTGTTATAAGTTCATCACAGGAGGACCACACTGTATCAAATCGAATCGGTGTAGTTGTTTCTGTTCCAACGTACTATAATGGACCTATAAAGAGTGGTGATCATGTCGTGGTTCACCATAACGTGTTTAAGTTCTACTACGACATGAAGGGTAACCAAAAGAGTAGCTGGCATCACTTGTTTGATGACTACTTCATTATAGAGTCTGATCAGCTTTATATGTATAAGGATACAGAAGGAGATTGGATGTCACCTTATCCATACTGCTTTGTAAGACCTATAAAAAATCAAGACAAGGTAATTTCTTCAGCTGGATCTAAAGAAGACTTGTGGGGTGAGCTGGTGTACTTTAATGAATTACTTACAGATGTTACAAAGGGTGATATTGTGTCATTTTCTCCAGACAGTGAGTATGAGTTTAGAATAGATGATGAGGTTCTTTATAGAATGTACAACAAGAATATATGTCTAAAAAAATAGAGTTAATAGAGGCTGCAAAGATAGCTGTAGATGAGTTGATAAAAGTTCTTAAGGAACCAATAATCACTCATGCTGAGGATGATATATCTGCTGATAAGCTAAAGAATGCTGCATCAGCAAAGAGACTTGCATTTGAGGATGCTATATATATGTTGGGTAAGATTGATGAGGAGGAGAATAAAAACACGCTGCAACCTGTTGCACAAATTGAATTTGGTAAGCATGGGTTTGCTGAGGAAAAGGCAAAGATAAAGAATGGAAAATAATCTATACACAGTTCTTGACGAATACGTAGGTAAGTCTATAATTTCTAACAAGAATAGGAGAAAGAACTGGGAGTATGGATACAACAATGAGTATGATCTAGTGGTGATATCTAAAGATGGAACCATTGGAGACATATATAATATAAACGGACTAAAGGTTGCCCTTCCATCTTTTCCAGACGAGGTAGAAGATAGAGGTTCTAGGTGGCAGCATATTGAGTATCCAAAGGAACTTCAAAGAATAAAGAGCATATTTGACTGGAACAGAAAGGACAACGCCTTTAAGGTTCAGTATGTAGACTATATAGAAAAGGAGTTTGACAGAAGGGACAATGGTTTTTGGTTTGTAAATAATGGCAAACCAACGTACATAACTGGAACTCACTACATGTACCTACAGTGGACCAAGATTGACATTGGTCTTCCAGACTTTAGGGAGTCAAACAGGATATTTTACATATTTTGGGAGGCGTGTAAGGCAGATATCAGATCGTTTGGTATGTGCTACCTAAAGAACAGACGTTCTGGATTCTCTTTTATGAGTTCTGCCGAGACGTGCAATACGGCCACAGTAGTTCGCGACTCAAGAATAGGTATATTATCAAAGACTGGTAGCGATGCAAAGAAGATGTTTACCGACAAGGTAGTGCCAATAATAAGAAACTATCCATTTTTCTTCAAGCCAATACAGGACGGTATGGACAATCCAAAGACTGAGTTGGCGTTTCGTGTACCTGCTAGTAAGATTACTAGAAAGAACATGGACGAGGAAAAGACAGACGATATAGAGGGACTAGATACAACAATAGACTGGAAGAATACGGCTGACAACAGTTACGATGGTGAGAAATTATTATTGTTGGTACACGATGAAAGCGGTAAGTGGGAAAAGCCAGAAAATATATTAAACAACTGGAGGGTAACCAAGACTTGTTTGAGATTAGGTGCAAGGGTTATTGGTAAGTGTATGATGGGATCAACATCTAACGCACTTCCAAAGGGTGGAGAAAACTTTAAGAAGCTATACAACGATAGCAATGTATCTATTAGATCTGCTAACCACGAAACAAAGAGTGGACTTTATTCTTTGTTCATACCTATGGAATGGAACGTTGAAGGATACATAGATGAGTTTGGATGGCCAGTGTTCGACAATCCAGAAAAACCAGTAACTGGTATAGATGGAAGCATGATTAACATGGGAGTTGTTACATGGTGGAACAACGAGGTAAGCGCACTTAAGTCAGACGCTGATGCACTTAACGAGTTCTATAGACAGTTCCCTAGAACTGAGTCTCACGCATTCAGAGACGAGTCCAAGCAGTCTGTGTTCAACTTGACCAAGATATATCAGCAAATCGACTATAATGACTCTCTAGTCAAAGAGAAGTTTTTAACTAGAGGTTACTTTCACTGGAAGAATGGAGACAAGGACACAGAGGTTGTATGGACACCAGATAAAAATGGTAGGTTCTTGGTATCTTGGATGCCAAAGCCAAATTTAAGGAATAATGTTGTAATAAGAAATGGAAAAAAATATCCAGGTAATGAGCACATGGGAGCGTTTGGCTGTGACCCTTATGACATATCGGGAGTTGTTGGAGGAGGTGGCTCTAACGGTGCTCTCCATGGTATGACGACATTTCACATGTCTGATGGGCCTACAAATGAATTCTTTCTAGAGTACATAGCTAGACCTCAGACTGCTGAAATATTTTTTGAGGACGTTTTAATGGCTTGTCATTTTTATGGAATGCCTATACTAGCAGAAAACAATAAGGCCAGATTGTTGTATCACTTTAAGAATAGAGGATACAGGGGTTTCTCTATGAATAGACCAGACAGGAACATGAGTAAGATGTCAA